TCCTACTTGTGATGGTACTCCATTTATAGAGTATTGATCGTGTAGTTTTGATGCATCTGTTGCTCCTACAGGTGTTGGAGGTGTATTTACTCCATTTGGATTAAATGGTGTTCCTGTTGTTGTTAATTTATCTAGTATTCCCATGATATTATGTTTTGTTATAAATATTAAATTTTTATTGTATTTCTCTACTTTCTTGCTCTACCCCATTTCCAACTTTATCTCCTGCTAATTCTAATACTGGTGATTTGGCAGCTATTTGTTTATTAATTGCTACTATTTGTTTATTAGACATTAATACTTCCTTCATAACTGTAAGTAGTTGGGTATTATTTTGTGAGTTTGCATTTCCGCCTCCTAAATTAGTTCCAGCTATAATAGAGTCATCTTTATTTAATTGGATAGATCCTTTTGGTCCTGAAACTACCATTTCTCCTCCAGGTCCTATAACACCATCATCCATAGTCTCAGCTTTAGCTATATGACTATATAACATAGCTGTAGCAGCACCAGCTGCGGCTATCCCAACTATACCCAATTTTCCTAAACCGGTCCATATACTAGCAACCGCTGTTATTATTGATTTAATAGCTAGAGCTGATAGAATACCAACAAGAGCGTATGCGTAACCATTACCTTCTTCTAATCCCTTTATAAACCATTGAACCGCAGTAACTATACCATTCATAATTGTTTCTATTGCTGGGAGGATTTTTTCTGCTAATTCTGCAAACATTGTTTTTAATCGTGCTACTGAAGCTTCAAATTTTTCGGCAATTGAAGCTGATTCCAGTTGTTGAGCTAAGGATTCATCACCTACTTTTAATCCTGCTTCTTCAGCGGACATTCCTCCAGCTCTTAAATCATTATATTCTTTCTGGGCATCAGACATACTAGTAACATCTTTACCATAGGCTTTTTGTAGAATACTTAATTTTTGTTGATTCAATACCATTTCAGCTAACTCTTGTCTTCCTATACCTATAGCTTTAGCAGCTGCTTCTTGAGCTATAACATTACCTGTTTGAAAAGCTTTCATTACAGCTTCTTGTTTTAAAACTTCTTCAGCTACTTTCCCTGTTTTTCCTTTTAAAGCATATAATCTAGCTTGCTCTAAATTAATTTCTTTACCTAATAGTAATTCAGCTTCTAACTCAGCTTGAATTGATGACTCAAAGTCTAGTAAACTTGAAGCTATACTTTCTACTTGCTCTAAATTAGTACCTAATTTTTTAGCAGCAACAACCGAATTAACTAATTCCTTAACATTTCCTTTTGTTGATAATTGAATAGCAGCTGAAACATTAGCTATCTCTTCTTGGATTTCTTTAACACTTAAAGATAATTTATTTTGTTGATTTTGCTCTAAAACTGTTGCATGTATATTTTTTAAAATATCCTTTACAGGTTTACCTGTCTTCATGGTTTTTTTCATAAAAAATCCCATAGCCTTATCTGATAAGCCTGTTCGTTTTTGAATAGAAGTAAATTGCTCAGCTATTTCTCCTGAGAATTTGCCTGCTGTATGAAAGTAAGAATTTAATTTCTTTTGAGCCTCCATTAAACCATGTTGGTCCACTAAAATATCCTTTGAGGACTTAGCTACTTGGTTCATTTCATGACCTAATTCTTTAGCATTTTCATATGAAATACCAAATTGTTTAGCTACTTCTCCAGCTTCTTTATCAATACCTTTTAAGGCATCAACAATAGTTTTAATAGCCATAACTGCTAATGCTAAAGGACCAAAGGCTTTTGCTATGTTAGCACCCACTTTACCAACAACTTTACCCATTACTTTTAAATTAGATGGTAATTCTTCTCCATTTTCAGCTGCTTTTTCTAATTCTTTAGTTACATCAGTTAAGGCACTAGAAGCATATTTACCTATACCAGGGATTGCTCCTAACATTTCAGTGAGACTCCCAGCTACACCTAATTTCTTTTCAATTTTTTTAGCTAACTCTAATTCTTTTTCTCTTTGTTGATTTTGTTCTTCTAAAAGAGAAATATTTACTTTAGAATTTAAAAGTTTTTTCTCATCTAAACTTAAACCCTCCATAGCTTGATCTAGAAAATTAGCTCCTCCTTGTATGTTTTTTTGAAGTAGAGCTAATTCATCCTCGTTTACTTTTTTACCTTTAGCTGCTGCTTCTAGTAATTCTTCTTGCCTTTTTAAATCATAATCTAATCCTCGTGAAACCTTGGCAACACTTTCAACTATTTGTTTCCTTTCATTACTTATTTTTTTATCTAAACCTACTTCCATAAGTTTAGCTTTATTTAGAACTTTTTGATTTTTAGCTATTTGTTTATTCTTTTCAGCTATAGAAGTAACCCCAGCTTGTTGATTTAGAATAGTTCTATTAATTTCTTTGTTTACTTTTAAAAGATTAGCATCAGCTGTAGTTCGTTTAGTATTAATACCTAAAACTTCTTTCATAGAATCAACAATAGCAGATGATATATCTAAACTTTCAGACTGAAGATCTATTACTTTTTGGAGGAGGGACTCTTGTTGTTTCTGAATATTTAATTTTTCTTTCTCAGAATCCTTAGTCTTCTCAACATTTTCTTTTATTTTCTTTGACTTATCTAAATCTCCCTTAGCCATTTTGATGTTTTGTTATAAATATCACTTATAGTTGGATTTTGTGGGTCTTGTAAAAGCTTGGGGATTAATTTTTCCATCAGGACCAATGGCTGTTTGTTTACCTTTATTTTTACCTTGGGCTTCATCAATTTTCTTTTGCTCTTCTTTAAAGTAAGCTTGTAGTGTTGAAAATGTAAATTTTCTTAACCATATAGGCATATTGTAGACTGTATGCCAGTCATATCCACCTTTACCGTGGAATACAATTTCATGAATTATTTGAAAAAGATGTTGTCTATACTCAAGCGTCAGGCCAAAAAAACGCGGCAGTCATAGGGACTGTGGCATCCTCCTCAGTACCATTAGGACCTTCAAAATCAAACTTCATTTCGATGTCTGGTTGTGTATCTCTAATATGCTCTCTAAATGCTCTTGAGTCTCTTGCTAACATATAATTATCAACAAAGTCTCTAATGTCTTTCATTTCTGTTTCTCCATTAACTGAAGTAATCATAAATTTCAAACGGGTTGATAATTCGGGTGAAGCTTGTTTGTTGATTTTTTTAAGACCTTTTATTTCAGCTTCAATTTGCTTTTCATCTTTATTAGTTAGAAGCTTATAGGTAATTGAAGTATTTGTATGGGGTAGAATAAATGCAAATTCATTTGTACCATTAATCATAGTAGATTCATCTAAATGTTTAGTATCTAACTCAGTTAAATCAATTGTAACATCTTCACCTTTATAATTAAAATCATAATCTTTACCATAACCTAATATTCTTGCTGCTATTAAAACTGCATTTCTGTCTCCAACGATCATATCATCATAATTAACTTTTGATATAATTAATGACTTTATAAGTTTATCTAATACTATGCCTTGTTTTATGTAGTTTTGGTTAGTTAGTATATCCTCCTCCTTAGCAGTCATATATTTCATTTCAATTTTACCGCTTGATAGGGGATTGTCTTTTGGATAAATTAAGCCTTTAGATGGCAATTCTACTTCCTCAGTAGGTAATTTAAATTCGCTCATAATTTTTATTTAGTAATAACTTGTTTCTTATTATAAATATCAAAATAAAAAAGGAGCTTGACAAAGCCAAACTCCCTTTTAAACAAAGATGAGAGGGGGGTGTAAAATTTTTAGAAATTCAATACTGCGTAGTCAATTGATAAATTAACTGGAATTTCAATTGCTGTGTCTTCAGTATCCCAATTGAATTCACCAAATGTTGTATTTGTTATAAATGCTCCTTTTAATATCCATTCAGAAACTATGTCACCTACAGGACCTAAAACATTTATTGTTAAGTCTTTTTTATAGAAATCAGAGTAACCATCTCTACCTGTTACTGACTCATGTCCTAATCTAATCCACTCCATTACGGCTTGAGCTCCTGATGGGGTAATTGGACTAAAAAGCGTCATTGAAATATCATCCCATTTAGTTTTACCTTTTACTTTTCTTTCAACGTTAATGTGATTTAAAGTTACAACACCTTGTGTTACACTTACTGCGCCAATTCCCTTAATCATA